TCGTTTTCTAAATGAAACGTATATACGTGAACCTTCTTACCTAACCTATGCGCAGAGAAAGCACAAGAGATACTATCAACTCCACCAGACATTAAGACCGCTACAGAGTCTGATTTGGAATGTTTCTGTATCTCATTGCATAATAACTGATCAATCATTTAGCCTCTTGTGATAGCTAATACTGCATCCAATTGTTTTTGAACTACTGGACCGCGATTTGGCCACAGGATATATTCTTTATCTGCAGTCTTCAGGAGATTATTTAGAAGCGGAACAATGATTGCTTCTAGTTTTCGAATTTTATCTTTCAACTGCGCTTCTGTTATATTTTCATCTCCACGTTCTTCTAACTTAAATACCAACGACGTCAGAGCATCAATTTTTTCTTCAAGACGCTGAACATCTTGAGAAGGAACGATATCATTAGTTGTTGTAGGTTCGAGCGGTCTTATAGCACTTTCGTCGATAGCTGAAAATCCATAATCTAATGAAAGATATTCTGCGGGAACTACTGCGTGTGTGGTCATATTAATCCTTAAAAAAAGTTTTCTAGAGACGAAATTGGTTCTTCTTTCCAATGAATCACGTTTAATATAGATCTCAGTGGATCTAGAAATGCCTTCTCAAATTGCAAATCGTAGTCAATGTATGCGTTCATTTTAAATTCTTTTGGAAGAACAGATACGATCGATAAAATATTCTCCTGCAATGGATTTGGCATTTTCATGTAGCAGTATTTTATTTTCTCGCCATCCTTGATCGACTCATATTTCTTTGTTAGCTTGTAATCTTTCAGAGCTTTATTGAAGGATATCGCACCACGAACTGCAATTGGTATAGCTTTCGTTTCCTTAGAATAATATTGAACATTCTGAACGCTTCTCGGAAACGATATATCCTCAAATGGTAGAGTTTTAAACTTCTTCTTAAACTCTTTGATGTGTTCTTGAATACGTTCTTCGCTATGATTCATGATAATATTCAGAGACTCCGTTAAGGCTACTCTACAACTAGACGGAGTCGACGATTTAACAGTTTCTACGCCCATCATTTTCAATTTTGGTTTTTCGTAACGAACGCCTTCACTGTCATAAACATTCAGGATATATCTTTTCTTAGCTGTCCATATTCCTCTATCGGCGATAACTTCTCGCTTCATGTTCATTTTCTGTTGGAACGCACCACACCTTTTAGCAAGTTTCTCATAAATATCATCAATGACAGGTTCAAACTTCTCACGTGCAACCCTATCCAAGAATTCGACAATTCTTTCTTTAGAAATATCGTCTCTATCCTTGAACACACTTCGCACAAGCCCACCAAAAGTAATATATAAGCTGTCTGTATCGGACGCAATAACATAATCAATATCATTTGTTTTTAATAATCTATTTATATAGATATTCAAATGATTTTCTGCCCAACGAATAGCCAACTGACCACCCATGGTAATTGCAGTTGCGTGATCTATGTCGAAGAATCTAAAGTATTGATTACCAATCGCGCCATAAGCACTATTCAGTTGAACCTTTCTAGCCAACTGGATATTTTTGAAGCGTGATATTTCTTTAGAATACTTTTTCTTCTCTTCTGGAGTTTTTGCTACTTCGTATTTCTTTTGAGAAGCGATCATCTTCTCTTTATAGATCGTTCTATCTGCATAGAGCCTTTCCATAATCTCAGGAAGAAACCCCTGCTTATCATTCTTAAAATAACTACCATTTGGTGCAAGACAATATCCATTGATAAGAGGAAGCTGACTATCACTTAAGAATTCATCTATCGTGATGTTAGCTTTTTTACCCTTGAGCATAGTTTCTGGAGAAATATTATACTGCATGATCAAGTGTGGATACAATGAATTCAAGTCAAAAGACATTACCCAGTCACTCGATCCTACTTGTGGATCCTTAACATACGCACCAATAAACTGCTCTGATTTGTGTCCTCCACCAGAAAGAGGAATGGCGATCTTCTTTTTATATAGATGATTGTGAATGATAACATCCCACATCTTAACCTGTGTAAAGGTATCTGCCATATTAACTTTAGCATCATACGCCAGAGTTAATACCATCTCAATAAGTTTCATCTTATCGTCTAGCTTATCTACAAGCTCAACGTCTCGAATATTATAATTGATGTAATTGACGAAATCGTTTTCATAGAAGTCGTGAATAGTTTCATAGCCTAGTTCGTGGAAATCTAATTTCTTTTCACCAAGTTCAACAAATGCTATATGATCTAGACGATATGATTCTTGTTGTGTGTATGTAAACTTCCTATACATCTCTAGATAATCAAGGACGGCAACACCTACGATGGTTATCAGTATGTGTTCCTTTCCCATAACTTTAGTGGTTTTCTCATTCACATGCTTCCATGGCGAAAGGCGTTTACATTCTTTTTCATCTAGAACATTACGAATACGATTTACCAGATACGGAATATCAAAGAAAGATACATTCCATCCAGTCAAAATATCTGGCACTCCATAGCGTTCCCATTCATCCAAGAATGCCATCAGCAGATGTCTTTCATTCTTACAATGGATATACTTTACATCGTCGCGTTCTGGTTCATAATTATTACAACCAAACACATAGAAAGTTTTGTCTTTTTTGAGCGTGATTGCAGTAATTTCTTCGCTCGCAGAATTTACGTTTGGAAATCCATTTCCGGCATAGACCTCAATATCGATATTAGCGATTCGAATTCTATCAATATCGTATACAACTTCATTTCGATATTCTTCATTCAGCCACGCATATTCGTATCTGGAAAATCCATAGATTGGAAATCCAGTAACGTCTTTATAATTGTCGATGAAGTTTTTAGCTTCTGTAACAGAATCGAACTCTAATGGTTCTAGAGCTTGCCCTTCGATACTAGACCACAACGCTTCTGATTTATTTTTGGCTGGAATAAATAGTTTTGGTTTGTAGTGTACCTTTTTAGAGAATGCCCCGCCGTCATCATATCCACGAACAAGAACATTATCGCCCCACAGAATAGCTGATGTGTAAAATTTGCTCAAAGTATTCCCAATAAGTCATTATCATATAGTATTATACTTCATCTACATCAAAATGTAAAGGCCTATTTTGTAAATGGTAGGATATTTCCTGAACCACTAAGAGATTTCGCTAGAACTATTCCACTACCGAACGATGTGCTGTATGCGTTTTTAATGTCGGTATTTGGTTCATACGAAAATAAGATATTTTCGTCAGAAATTGTTATCTCTTTTTTTTCTGAAAACATCAAATAATCAGCAAGCCCTACAGACGGACGACCATCTCGTCCTGCCTGAACAACTAGGGCTGCTGGATTTTTCAAAACTGCACCAGAAATTTCTGATGAACGCGATGCATCTGCTACAACTTCTTCACCATTCACGAGTCTAATAACAATAACATTATCCATTATTTTTGCCTTTATATTACCAAGTAATTTCGCCAGATGATACTTTACGAAGACCCATATTAATTGCGCTCATTGCTATCATTTGATATTCTACAGGAATCAAAAACCCATAACTAGTCTGTGCAACTACCGCCACCCCTGCTACGATGTTTGCCCAAAACGTCTTACTATAATACCACTTCTTGCCAGTCATTTCACTTTCAATAACCTCAGTTACTGCCGATGTAATCTTTTCGTTCATTGCTGGTTTAGCTGCCATATTAATTTCCTTTATGGTGAGTTATTTCTTTTTATCCGGTACTTTATTTCCATCTAATTTCTTATGAACTTTGATCTTCTTACAAACGTCTTTACCAGTCTTAGAATCTTTCACGCAAGCCTGTTTAACTTCGGCTGCAGCATAAACGATACTATTTGAAAATAATAAACTAAAACCTAAAATAGAAGAGATGATTAGTTTTTTCATTTTTGTCCTTTATAATTCGTTCTGTGGGGGTTGCACTGGAGCAGGCTTACCACCAAATCCTGTAACAACTGGAGCTTGCGGAACTGGTGTAGTGGCAGCTGGCTCTGGAACTTTATATGGCATATTCGCGCCTGAAGATGACGTGATAGAAGGCGCAGACACAGGAGCAGGAGAAACAGTGGTAGGTCTCGTAGCCGCTTGTAACGCCATCTTCTGAGCGTCTTTATCATTACCCGCTAACATAATTCCAGATAAGGTTCCAGTTAAGAATGTTGCGATAGGGATAATTAATTCAAAGAATTTTTGATCGATTGGAGACATAGCGTTCAATGGTTGTGTTACGAAAATCAAAGAATATAACACAACGAAAACGATTCCAAATAATGTCAAAGACAGGCAGATACCAATAAAAAATTTAAGACGAGCCATCAATTCTTCTTCGGTGTATTTTATATTATTTTCCACAGTTTGCTCCTTGCGAAACAGTTGCATTACATGTTGAACTTTTTGTAATATCTGTTTTAGTTTGTTCATCTTTAGGTGGTCCTAATCTTGGGTCGCGCTGGCCTTTAAAAATATGTTCAGGGCACGTGCGATTCACATCACATATTGGAAGTTTACAAATATCCTTTTCCCAATTACTAGGATCTTGACAAGGATAACGATATCTATCACCACTGAAAATTGCTAAGGTCAATGGTAATAATAACAATAAACCCAACCACTTTACTAATTTTATATCATTCATAACTAAACACCTAATACATGTAGAGCATGATTATAGTGTTTGATTCTATCTTCTAATCCAATCGTTCCGCCGTTAATGCGTTTTGTTAGTGTTAGTATATCGCCTTTGTCGGCCCACTGATTCAAGTTATTGGTTTCCCAAAACCAGCATGCAGATTGAGCAGCACCTTCAAATGTTTGAAGATACTCAGCTGCGTCTTCTACGGCGATATTAACAGACGCCGCAAACCATGAGTAATTATCTTTTCCAGTGAGTTGAATTAGACCACGACCACAGTAACGGAAACCATCTCCTGATGCTTCATCACCATTGCCCATTCGATTGGCATAGACTTTATTTGCGATGGCTTCTTGTTTATTTGGTTTGTTTGCATATTCGTTCGCAATTTCATCCGTTGGAAAATACTTCGGAAAAATCTTACGCAACGTAACAGCACGATAATTTAAATTTTCTTTCAGCGTAGTGAAACCACCAGATTCATGTGCGCATTGAGCCATAAAAGCAGCAACTCTTTGCGGTGTTGAAATTTCATAATCTGGAAGCAATACGCATAATGCTCCATACCATGCGTCCAAATACGGAGACTTTGGAAGAATTTCTTGTAGGTGTTTCCTTGTGAATACGAATGTCATAGAAAATATTCTCCTTAATTTTCTATTTATAAGAGGGGGAAGTAAATCCCCCTCTAATTTCACATATTATAGATATTTTTTTTCCTAGCAGTCATTCGAAGTTTTCTAACTTCTTTCAGATAGAAAGATATAGAATTACAAAATTCGATAATTTTAGCCATGATTAGCCTCCGTTAAAAATTCTTTAGTTGAATTTTGAGAGGCGTTAATCTCAATCTTTTTTGGCTTTTTGTTGTCGGGAACAACATACTCCAAAGAAATTTTGAGCATACCATTAACTAAATCTGCATTTCGAATTTCAACATTATCTGCCAATTCAAACTTTCGTTTGAAAGAACGATCTGCAATTCCTTTGTGTAGGAATTCAGCTTTAGAATCGTCAGGTTTTGTCGATGCTGAAACCATTAGGCATCCATTAGTCAGTTCGATATCAATATCTTCTTTCGAGAATCCAGCGACAGCTAATTCAAGAACGTAGGAATTCTTTTCTGTCTTTTTGATATTGTATGGAGGATAACCTGGAATGGCTTTACCAAGCGCGGTATTGAAAAGTTCTAGACGATCAAACATCTTATCATAACCAATTGAGAACGGATCAAATTTATGTAGGTCAAACATTGTCATATACATCTCCTTATATTAAGCAAGATTAAAATTAAGCCCCCGAAGGCAGCTTATTCAGAGACAACCAACCGATTGCCTCTAAATTTATTTATAACAGATTTTTAAACGGATCGTTTTTTTCCTATGTTATATTTCTGTTCCAGAATCCATTCGCCCTTTTCTTTATGGGAAAGGATCTTTATTTGAGAAATTGGCGCGACAAGTTCTTTGGTTTTTTCTGGGTAGATGAGTTTATATAGATTCCATTCAGCTAGAAGATTGGCTATGGTGTTTCTTCTTGCTATATCGTCTTCAGAAAAATTGGTAGGCTTTCCATCCAACGCAAAAAGTTCTTTGAAGTGAACAATGAAATATCTATTTTGTTTGTGTAGTATGTGACAAGACTGAAATAGTTTCTTATCTTTTTTTGAGGCCACACCTATGCGTGTTAAAGTTTCGCGAATCTTCAGAAAATCATCTGGAGTTTCTAAGAGAACTTCAATCATTTGGTCGATTATTATAGTCATTATGCACCTTTAAACACATATATCTAGTATTTATAATAATCTATTTTTTCGTGCCCCCTGTATAAAGCGATTCTTTAAGAGATTGAATGTGTTCTTTAGTTAATATCCTAGAAGCATCAATGGCTTTCTTTAGATTGCACTTATAAACTTCACGAATAATATCTACATTTTCGGATTCTTCTGGCTTCATCCATTTACTAAATCGTTTGCGGCTACGAAGACTGTTCATGTAGAAGTCGTATTGCAATAGATTGTCTAGATGACCAAGTCGATTCATTTCGTTAGAATACAAAATAGAATC